CCCGTGGCTAATTCGTAGTAAACTTTTCTCCCGATCTGTGCCATAGTCCGCTCACCTCCGTTTATGTTGGTATTTGTCCGAATGCAATCCATGTTACCGATTCATTCGCCCGCAGTCCTGTAAACGAGAACCCACTGGAATTGAGCGTGATTGCGTTACTACCGAGGTCAGAACCGCCGAAAGAACTGGATACAGTCGTATCAAAATTGTAATTATACGTAAAGACCCTCTGTTCGTCGTCTGCAAAAGCCGCTCCATTGTTTAATACAAATGAGAAAGATGTGAGAAAGAATGGAACGCTGAGGACACTATTGCGTACAAATACTGTTTTCGGCTCAAACAGTAGCCCACCCACCGACCCAGCACCCGACGAATTTGCCGCCGTTGTACCTTTAGCCGCCTGCACACCCGCAGGAATCCAGTCCGTCCCGTTCCAGAACTCAAGCTTGCCAGCGTTGAGACGTGTTTGCGCCATTTCTGTTCCGTTCCAGGAGAATCCACTTGGAGAATTAACGGTCGATGTCGACACTTGCAAAAGGTAGCCAGAGTTATCCTCTTTGATAACGTTGAACGAGTGACCATTAGCTTTGATGTATGTTGCGCTCGAACCGTCATCACCAATCTTTCCGCCTCCTGCAAAACCAAGTTCGCCGTTTATCGTCTGCCCACCCGTTGTTGTGATAATGTTTGCTCCTTGGATGCCATCCACGGTGTCCGCATCGAGGCCGCTTCCCGATCCGTCGACCGTCTTGATCTTGGTTAGTACGTCTGCGGCCGTGTACGATGATGCCGGCAACGCAGCGTTCGCGACGGAGCTCACCGCATCTAGCTCCGCCTGCGTCGCAACATCAGCAGCCACCTTTGCAGCTGTGACAGAACCGGCAACTAGGTTTGATCCGTGGACTTGAATATCAGATGCGCCTGCTGCTTTAATCAGTTCGTCTTTCACCTCGTCATACTGCGTCTCCAGGTGCGCCATGTTTGTACTAGAGAGAGGCGTTCCTGCCTCTGTAACCGTACCTGGTGACGGAGTAAACGTTTTGACTGCCCCGAGCTCATCTGTGTATCGATTTGGGTATTGGACGTTGCGGTCAGTCCAAGTTGTCGGCGTATAACTCATTTACGCTGTCACCTCGCTAAATTCGATTTCAAAACTTACTGTGAGGCTTTGGGTGTTATCCTTTTCAACGCTTGAGAGGCTCGTTGCAAACAGGGTTCCCGTGCCTGCGCTTCCGGTTGCACCATCGGCCAGCGACCCAATCTCGGTTAACGTATTATTCGCCTCGCTTGTGTCAAAGAAGCACTCCACAATTAAGGTGTTACCGTCGATCTCGGTGTCACTCACAGATTTTCGAAATATCTCATTGCCGAGCTGTGTGCTGCTTATCGCAACGGACCCCGTTCCGACGGCGACATAGGAAATGTCCGCCTCTACGAGCTCGATAAGCCGTGCTATCCCGCTATCGTTGATCATAATCTCTCACCTCATATAAACGTGTCGGAGCCGCATGTCGCAGGATATAGAGGCTGCGTGTCTCCGCAAATCCGATACTGATGTAATCGGGCCGTGATCGTCACAGTAACCCCAATCCGGGCGTAGATTTTAATGATCCGGGACAAGGACTGATCGACGTCGACTTCTTCTTGCTCGAGCGCCGAAACCCGGTTAAAGAGATTAGCTAGATCGTTTCCGCCGTTACTCATCCAGCACCTCCGCTATCTGCGCGGCCTGTAAGAACGCGAAAGTCTGCACTGTTTCCGCTACCGCTGTCCCTCTCAGCGTTGCGACTATGTCCCCCGGAGTGAAGGTTACGTCCATTTCCTCGATCCGGATGTCCGCCACCAAGTTAAACGGCGGGACAACAATCGAAGCGATCTGCCCAGGTGCGACCTCCCAGTCTCGCGTTCGCCAGTTGCATACCCTTTGCACGGATTTGGTGCGCTTCAACTCACTTTTCCCACGCTTTCGGGCCGCTGCCTTGTCCGTTATCTTCCGATCGCGAATAGCCTTTTCGTAAAGCCCATAGGTTGCTACGCTGCCTGAATCCTCAAAATAGTCGATGATCTGTGTCGTCGGTCGATACTTAAACCGCAACGGAATCCCATTGCCGAGAGGGCCTGCTACTCGTCTCAGTGCCTTCTCTTTCTTGTTGTATACATAGTCTTCCGAACTGGTCTCGCCTTTCTCGACCTCGATCGTTTTCTGCACTTCATTCTCGTACACTTCGGGATAATTTGGCACATAGGCCAACGAGAATACTTGCGTCGTATCGTCCCCCACCCATTGCTGCTCCAAGTAGTTCGTCGCCGCCGTCTTAGACCCGAGCACCCATACCCGGTTAGCGAGGTCCACAGCAGTTGTATCCAGGGTGAAAGAATTACGAGCCATGTTGATCCGGCTATCGTACGTAGTCGAGGCGCCCCCGTCGCTCTCCGTGAAAAAATGGAGATCGTTATCCTCATCTAAATACCAATAGGCCCCGACCAAATCTGCGATCTTTTGGATGGCGATTGCGACGCTGTCATAGTCAAAGACCATACTCTCAACCGCCCCGCCCACATCCTGCACGTTAGCGCTTGTCACCCATGAGGCGTAGTCGGTTATGATAGACTCAATCATTTGCTTCGGGGTCTGGTCCGTAAACACTTCGAGCACCAAGCGACGCTGGAGCTTATCGCTGTCGTCGACACACTCTAGACGTGAGATGCGTATTGTCTCTTTGCGTGTGTCGGCCTGCCGCTTAACCGTACCTCGGAACCGGACAATGCCGTCCACGGTCAATGTGACTGCGTCCATGGCGTGGTTGCGGTACATCTCATGGCACTCTATTGAGAGTGATGCGGCGTCCCCTAAGCGCCTAGTTAACACCGCCAGATGGCTGTTTGACGTGATATCGAACGTGCCATCAGGACCGTCAACTACAATGGCATATGTGCTCATGTGACCGCCCCCTTAACCCTAAACATACCGCCCATATACTCGAGTGTCGTGCGGCTAATCTCCCGTCCATCGATCTCTTGTATAATAATCATTGGTTGCCCGGTTGCAGCACCACTGTCGCTAGTGGACTGTGTGTCTATGTCGGGTAATGCGCTGAGCGGCGCAGCTGCTACGGTTAGTCCGGCATCCAGTGCCATCTTCTCCGTATTTTCCAGCCCGATCGCGAAGCCTTCACCCGTCCAGCTTCCGATCTGTTCAAATAGTTTGGACGGCGATCCGATTTTAAGAAACGACTTGGCCGCGTCGATAGCGCTTCGCACAACGTCCATCGCGGCGCTCGCCAGATTCGAAGCCATCGACGTGATGCCGTTGATCATGCCTTGCATCATGTCTTTACCGATGTCTTGCATCTGCCCTGGCAGCCTGGAGAAGAAATCCTCAATCCCTCCCCAAGCAGACGAGAACAGTCCGGAAATCCACTCCCAACCCCTCTGCGCGGCATTTCCGAGCGCTGAAAAAGCTCCAGACCAGATATCGCCAATCTTACCCCAAGCGCCCGATACGATGTCGACGATCTTTTCACCGGCTGCTCGGAACAGGTCGCCGAGTTTGTCCCATTGGCCTGTCACTAGGTACACGATCGCCAGGAAAGCTGTAGCAAAGATCGTTTTGACAAGTTCCCACCACGCCGTAACAATCGTGACGATTGTATCGATGTAAGCATTAAATACGGCCGTCACGCCGTCCCAGAATGCTTGTAGCGCAGGTTTAAGGAAGTCAAAGGCGACCTGAAAGACACCCTTTATCCATTCCCACGCGGTAGTGAGTGCGGTAACGATTGCGCCCCATACGGTGATCGTTGACGCTTTGATCTCGTCCCAATACTTATAAATGAGTATCGCTAGTCCGACGATCGCTACCGTGACTAGAGCAATAACCCCTATCACAGCAAGCACCGGCGCTAATGTCGCCCAAGTAACCGTGGCAAGCGCGCCCATGGCAGCGACCAGGAAGCCAATTACCCCTACTAAAACCAGTAGCCCCGCCACGAGAGCGGCTGAGATAGCGATGAATTTCTGCGTTTCAGGGCTCAGCTTATTAAACCAATTAACCAACCCTGTGAGTCCGTCGGCTACTGCGCGAACAGCAGGGACGAGTGCGCTACCCAACGATATGGACATCGACTCGAAAGCGCCGGATAGCTGCTCCACGGAACCGGCCAGATTATCCTTCATCTGCGCCGCAGTTGCTGCGGATGCTCCGCCTGAATTCTGCAATCCTGTCGTGAGTGCATTAAACTTATCAGGTCCGGCCTCTACTAGTGACAGCATTCCGGTCATTGCTTCAGTTCCGAATATCGTCGATAGTGCCGCTGCCTTTTGGGCATTACTCATGCCGTCCGTTGACGTCTTCAACTGGCCGATGATCTGATCGAGTGGAAGGAAGTTTCCGGCTGCGTCCGTCACCGACAAACCAAGTGCATCCATTTGTTTCTTTGCTTCCTTCGGCGGATCGGTAAGCCGTAAGAGCGCTGCCCGGAGCGTTGTACCTGCCTGCTCACCTTTCATGCCGTTATCCGCCATGATGCCGGTAGCTGCGGCTAACTGCTCCATCGAGATGCCTAAGCTGTTTGCGACAGGAGCGGCGTACTTAAACGCGTACTGCAAATCAGTGATGCCGGCTGCCGACGTATTCGCGGACATCGCCAGCACGTCAGCGACGCGTGTAGCGTCACTCGCCTCGAGTTGGAACGCATTAAGTGCGCTCGCTACCGTATCAGCTACTAGGGCCATGTCCTCGCCAGACGCTTCAGCAGCGGCTATGACGCCAGGCATAGCCGAGAGCACTTCCTGGACTTCAAAGCCTTTCGCCGCCATGAGCTCCATACCGATCGCGACCTCGGAGGCGGATTTACTCGTACTGGCCCCAAGATCAATCGCGGATTGTCGCATCACCTGAAGTTCTTCAGATGTGGCCCCTGCTATCGACCCGGCGCGGGCCATTTGGGCATCAAAGTCCATCGCACTCTTAACCGCGAATCCGAGCCCGGCTGCCACGGCCCCGCCGGCGGCTGTAAACGTAGTGCCTATTTGTGTGCCTGCGGATTGTATCTGCGAACCGAGCTTCCCCCACGTCTTCTTGAACTCCTTCATCGACTTATCAAAGTCGCTTAAGTCAACGCCAATGTCGATCGCCAAACTTGCAATTGTTTTTGTCGCCAATCTATCTCACCCCATTCCTATTGATGGGTTAATTGCCAAATGTAAAAGAGCGGTCAGTCATCCTGCCGCTCCCGTATTTTCTCGATCGCTTGCTTCAGCTTCTCGAGCTCCGATTGCTTATCTTCTTCCGTCTGCCGTTTAGGTCCTTTGCCGAGCAGCTGCTTGACGGTCACTTTCTTTTTAACGTGTACGTTGATCAAATTAGCGGTCTGCCAAGCTAAGCGCTCCATTTCCATATCGGATTTGAGCTTATAGCCTTCCGACATTTCGCCAAATTCTGCCGGTGTCAAACACCAAAATTCCCACGGTTTGAGTGCGAGCGGACCGTAAGCTACCCGTTTCAGTTCGGGCCAGTTTACTCGGTCTGCTCGCTCGTCCCGTTTCCCTCGTCATCTTCATCTTCTTTCGTATTACCGAGAACCTTGGAGAGTTTGAGCGCTTGCATAATCGGCTTCAGGAGCTCGTCAAGACTCCTGCCAGCTGCGACATCGGTGTGCAGCATCTGTCCGACTCGATCAACCGTAAGGCCGCGATCTTTCCATTTCAATCCGGCCCAGTAAAAGAGTCGGATCACGTTAAAACCGACCTGCTCCTCGGAAAATATCCGAGCGATCCCTTTGCCAAATCGCTCCTCAATCTCACAAATCGAATTAAAATCAAAGCGGAGAAGCCGGGGCTTACCGTCCAGCTCCACCTCAAGGTATTGTTGACTCATTGGAAAGCCCTCCTGTGCAGGCTAATTTTTTTTAGGACTTGCTGACCGTTGAGAGCGCGCCGGTCCCGATCATTGAAAGCGACAATGCCACGGCGTCGTCCATCGTATTTCCCACTTCAAACGACGTGATGATGACTGAGCCGGAATATCCGAGCGCACTTGATGTATCTCGCGGGAACAAATTGATGGAAGCAGTCGTCCCGTTAGAAAGCGCAGTAAAAAGCGCTGTTTGGCCGGATGTGTCGTTCTCGCGATACAGAGCATCAGCGTCAACTTCCCATCCTTTCAGACCGCCGATATACTCATTCCAACCATTAGAGTCAAAGGATGTGACGTCGATCTCCTTTTGCTCGATCGTGATCGTCGCCTCGCGGATTTCCGCGACCTTCGTCGACACTGTGCCGTTGCGTACGTAGAGGCCGCCTTTATATCCTGGTGTTGCTTGACTTGCCATAACTATCAACCTCCTTCAGAGTTTGTAACTGTCGGTTGTGCATGTGTCAGGAATGCGGATCCTTCTGCGCTCAGTTCCTGCACTTGCAGTCTGTACCTCACGACCACATGGCGGGTTTGCCCGTCCGGGTCGCGAAATGACTCCATGAACTCGTAATACACCGCAACAGCGTCGTAACCGTCGACATTGAGGTCTTTATCGGCGAGTAACCGATTCAGGTCATCCAGGATTTCATAAGCCTCCCGGTACCCTTGGTATCGGCTCCAGATGTGCAACGTGACCGTAACCTCTTCGCCAAAACGTGTTTGCGTGCGCCAGGGGATTGATGTCGAATCCCCGATTGTTACATAGGGGAATTGGATATCTTGGTCGACGTCATCATACACACCTGTGATCTTGTCCATCAGGGAGAGGTCTGTCGTGAGACGGTCGTAAATGGCGGTTTGTATTGGCTGAAGGCTAGAGCCACTCATAATGACCTCACCGCCTGTTTCAGCGCCTGTTCAACGTCTGCCAAATACTTCGGCCGCTCCTCCTCCGCTGTCGGAGCCATAAACGGCTGTGCGCGCGCCTGGACGGTTCCGAACTCCACGAAATGAGCGAGTGACGATTGCGGAGCAATTTCAGCGGACAGGCCGTCGCTCGCGTACTTGGCGCGAATGCGCTTTTTCATTTCGCCTGTGTCAACCGGTACGCGGCCTTGCGCCGCTTTGCGGATCCGCGTAGCCGATGCTTTAACTACCTTCCGTACTTCGACACGCGTCTCTGTGTCATACCGGGAGAACTCGTGGAGGACGTCGTCCAGTCCTTTGATCTTGAGTTTGATCATCGAGGGTCTGCCACCTCCTGACACATTAGTTGCATTTCTCGATCCCGTTCGAAGATGTTAATGACAGAGAGGATACGGAAAATACGCCCCTCAAAAGAGACGCGCATTTTTGGCGTTACTCCGGATCGATATCGAATGCGGATCCGATGTGTGATCTCAGACTGGATCTGCTGATGATCATACATTTCCTTGCCTCGGAGAGGCTCCACCCCAGCGAAAACCGTTGCGAATGTCGTCCAGTTCTCTAACCGGCCGCCACTCCCGTCTGGTGAACGTGCGACCTGCTGAATCATGATCTTGTGGCGAAGACGGCTCATCAACGTATCCTTGCAGTCGCCACACTTCATACCGGCATCACCCGATCCAGATTCAGCAGTGATAGGACGGCACGTGGAGGGTCGCACATGCCATTATCAAACCAATGGCACGTCAGTAGCATGATCGCCTGCTTTATCCGCTGAGGGACCGCGCTTGCAGTTCCGTAGCCTGCAACATAAACAACCTTTATCGCGTTGGTTACTTGCAGAGATTCTGCCGGCCAGCAGTCCGTGGTGACCAAATAGCCCGGCTCCGAGACGTTATCCAGTAGATACGACGATGTCGATACCGTCGTTATTGCTCCGGAAGTACCCGCATATGTCACTGCAGACACGGTCTGGATTGGAGGCCGTGGTAGCCGAATCTCGTCACCATACGGCCATTCATCCTGTACGAGCTCAATCGTCTGAGAGATGTATGAACGGCTCTGGTACTCCTCGCACCATTCTCGCGCTGCGATTAACAACGGCACGATTGTGTCATCCAGCGATGTATCCGATTCGTCGATTCGCATCTGTGCTTTTACCTCTGCTAACGTGACCGGCTCCGACGAAGGTGGGACAGTGATTTTAAGCTTTAGGGCTTCGCGGCCGTGGGGCATCCGCTTTCACCGCCTTTTCGACCTTCGGAGGCGCTGTCGCCTTCTCGATCGCTGGCTCCGCCAGAGTCGGCTCGAGTCCGACGCCGAGCGCCTTAATTGCGTTCACCCGTTCGACGCTCAGTTCAAGCTCCTCGCCGGGGCGGATGCGGCGGCCGAGCACGCGGTCGACGTATTCATTCTTGACTTGGAATTTCACACTCCTCGCCCCTTTTCTTTGTAAAGAGATCGAAGTACAAGCACATCCCTCACCGTTTGATAGGATAAAGATATCCCTCTGTCTTGCTCTACACGTCGAATGATGTAGCCGATCAGCTCGTCATTTTCGTTAATTTTATCACGCCATCCTTCAGGGGGTGGCGTAACTATAGCAGATGGTTTATCTTGCATTGCGAAGCACCTCCTGTACATCCGACTCCCGGTACAAGTGCCGGGCCGGGTAAGTTGTGTCCATATAAATAGGGAAGCCGGCGCACGCTGCACGAATGCAAAATGCTCGGTCTTCCCATATCGAGTGGCTCACGTTATAGATCGCCGAGTAATTCACCCCAGCGTCGATCACTTCGCGGCTAATTAGGATGCACGCGCCGGACATGCCGACCTGGTGCAACCCCGGTTTCTGCCACGCCTCAAGAGAACCCGCTTGGAACAAATAACGGTCGAAGTCCCAAGCATTCGGCATCTCTGGCGTGTCCGGTCCCCATCGTGTCCAAAACACGTTCGAGACAATTTGCTTGTCTGCCTTAACGAGCTGCTGCAGCGTGTCCTGGTGAAGCAGTAGATCGGAGTCGACCAGAAAGAAGAAATCGTATCCTCCGTCCTGTGCCATCCGTAGGAGTTCGTTCTTCATCTCGGCGACCTGTCGCAGGTTCCCCCCGGTCCAGTGGTGAGTCGTGTCGTCGCGAACGTAACTCCCGTCCGACGACTGCAGCCTGTACTGGTGCGGCTTCAGGTAATCCGCCAGATGCGGTGAGTTGTGTAATATGAAGAACCAGTCCACCTCAAGCCCGGTCGTGTTAAGCGCGCGGAGCGAGTTGAGGTAAAGCCGGAAAATCGTCTCATCTTGCCTCACCGGAGCGCCGATCAGCACTTGTTTAGCACCAAACTTCCGAAGCTTCGGAGTCGGATCGAGAATACTTTCGTATTGGACGGCATTTCCGTGCCCGTTCGTGTCGATCCGTTTGTAAAAATCGTACTTGCGCCGGCGGTCTTCCTCTCGCGACCAACCCCAATGCTGAAGGTCCATGCGAGGATCATAGATTCGTTCGGCGGCATTGACCGGGAACCGTCCGCAGTGCAGCGGCTGCTCATTCCATCTGTAGTTCTTATCGCGGTCTACCTTCACGCACATCGGCCAGAGACGACGGTGAGCCGACCACTGGGCATCGTCGCGGTAGTGCGTCTCACCCCACATGTCATGGAGGCGGAAGCCGATTGAATCAGCTCCACGCACGGCGGCTTCCTTGACGATTTCCGGCAGTCGATCAATGTTCGGGATCGTCTCATCTGCATCAAGACAAAGAATCCAGTCTCCAGTCTCTGCCCATGCTTGGGCCTTAAACCACAGCCTTTTTCGTAGATACAGTTCGTTTTCGCCGAAATAGCTCATTTCAGTTGCTTCGATATATGCCCCGTATCGCCGACATATCTCAACTGTGTCGTCCGTACTTGCGTCATCCAGGACTACTATCTCGTCGCACACGCTGCGAATCTGCTCCAGTACGCGCTCCAGATACCGGCCGGCCTCGTTTCGTACAAGCATCGCACCGATGATCATATGTTGACCACCTCCGCAATCGACTTGCCGGCTGCCATTTCACGGTCAACGTATGCCTGGAAGTCCTTCTCCAGGATCTGCGTCATACCAAGGTGGCCGCATTGGATCGTCGTGTCGCAGAAGATTTCAAAGCCAGCTTGTCGGGCCCGATAGCAGAATGCTAGGTCTTCGCCGAGCTCCGGCATTGGAAAAAACCACGGTTGCGGTGTTTGCTCAAACACTGAGCGGTGGATCAAAGCGCAGGCGAGCCCGCAGCCCTCAATCGGGAGCAACCCTTCCCCGTACTGCAAGGGGATCGCCATTTCCTTCTGCCCGTCAGCGCGGACCTGTACCTTTGTATAGAAACATGGCGAGTAGGGCGGAACGCGCTTGAATGCTTTCGCCGTTACAATGTCCTTCTTGTGACGCGCCAGTAGTACCGGCGTCCGGGGATCCAGCGTCATGTCATTGTCAAGGAAAAAGAGATAGTCCGCGTCGCTCGCCAGCAGCTGCCGGCCAAGTTCCTCGCGGGCGTCGTATACTAAACTGTTGCTGACCATTGTGATTTGAATCTTCACATCTGAGTTCAATCTCGCTAATTCCAAAAGCGAGCGGACAGCAAAAAATTCCATCGGCTTTCCGAATGGAATACCTACTAAGATTTTCATTTTCGCGGTATCGGTTAATTGCAGAAGTTCATTGACTCTACCCATGCTCTATCACTACTCCCTGTTTAGTAGGTAGCCTGTGAAGCAGGCTCCGGCAGGACCACAGGACAATCTCTTCGGGCGCGCCACCCTAGCCGGAGCCTATAAATTACATATTGCCGTAGCGGTTGCCGCCTTTAAGGAAGGTCGCTCCGATCGGCGCAGCGGTATCGGCCTTGGTGACGCGGATCCCGACATATTCCTTCGAAAGAACGTCTGCGTCGATGTCAACCGTTACGACGGCCGATGAGCTCGTCGCGACCGAGGTAGTCGATCGAAGTGTAGCGACCTCCGTTGCGACAGCGCCATTCCATGTGGAAGCCGTTGACTCCCACACGGAGACAACCACGCTCGATGCAGTCGTTAAGGCTCCGACATTCACGCTCGCGGCGATTTTCGAGGACAATGCAGCGGAAATTAGAGCCGAGCTGGATGCGCCAGCCGATGCCGCTGGGGCAATGGCTGATACAATTGTCAGCTCCTCAGTAATCTTTTTGCTATTTACAAACATGCGTTTTCACGCTCCTTTATTGAGTTTCAGAATCAATTGAAAATGCCGCAATCCCTTTCAATACAAGGAGTTACGGCATTTTCACCAGCAGCTGACGGATATTAGCCTTGCGGTACGTCCAGTGCAACGAACGGCGATACTTGGTAGCCACCCTCTTGGGTGATCTTGCCAGACAACCACGGTTGACCGTCAACCGAAAAGAACGCCTTGATGACGGTTTTGTTCTCGAGGAAATGCACATGCTCGGATGCGGAGATCGCGAGCGGAGCGCCGTCTTTAATCAAGTAGTAAGACAGATCATTCAGTACGAGGTCGCCTTTCGCGCCGAGTTGCGGCGAACGCTCGTTCCATTCGAGTGGATATCCGAGCAACGTCCCCGGTAGGCCGTCACGGGCATTCGGCTGCCATACGAGATTGCCATTGTCGTCCTTCACAGTCATGAGCTTCGGCAAGATTGACTGAGATGCTTGCCAGATCGGCGAACCACCCATACGCAATTTCGCGAGCATACCGACGAGATCGACATAGCCGATCTGAGATGCCGTTGTGCGATTGACTGCGATCGTGGCCGGCGCAGAGATGATACCGAGAGGTTTTCCAGCCCCATCGCCGTTCAGGAACGCATCGTCCTCCGCTGCGCGGATCGCGCCGCCAAGCAAGCCGCGCAGCATCGAATCTGCAGCATTTGCGTTGCGCAGCAGCTTGTCCGTCACGACAACGTGCCCAGCAACCTCCTTTGGCGTAAGCGTCACATCGGTAAATTTGGCTTGCGTCTCCGGCTTCTCCTTACCTTCACCGATCCACTGGACGGATACGCCACCATACATACCATAGCCTACTTGGTTGAGCGCCGGGATCGTTACAGCAGCATCAGGATGCGCGGAGTCTGCGCCGATGACGCGAGCCCGGGGGCGAATGATCGCGCCTTGTTGGCTGACTTGCAGGATTTCGTCACGGAACGTCGTCGGGACGAGCACGCCACCTTCAGAGCCAACGCCCATGGACTGCTGGCGAAGTTGGACAAGGCGATCGTCGAACGGATTGGAGCGGACGGCGATGATGAACTCACCGAACGAACCGAAACCGGCCGCGCGCTCGTCGACTTCCGTTTGTTTGTCCTTCTTACCATGTTCCATGAGGATCCGCTGGGCGCGTTCCTCAGTTTCGATTTCCGTTGCGCGGTTATCGATCTCGGTGAGCAAAGACCTTAGCTGTGTTGTTTGTTCGTCGGAGCGGTTTTCCGTTGTGTGCAGTGCGCGGGCAGCTTCCTTCTTCGCTGCTAATTCGCGTTTCAATTGCTCAATGTTTTTCAATGCGATCAACTCCTTAAGTAGTTTTCATTACAACATCAAAAAGGAGGTTTAATTCATCCTCTGCTTCTCGAGCTTGACGTCGAGTCTCCTCGTCGTCGGTATTCGGTTGGCTACTACGATACTCAGCCAAGACTTCCTCAGTACTTCGGACACCGGCGCTAGTCGACGGGTACGCCGGAAACGCTGTGGAACTGATCTCGAACAGCGTCACGTCCACTAGTGTCCGCGTGACTTGCTTGTCCTGCTCTTCCCACCTGTCCCCATTCTTTGGAGTCCCAAAGCCGAAGCTCATACCATCCACGTCCTTGCGGCGGACACTTTCCAGTGCCGAATTACCCCAAGCAGAGTCTGGCACATCAGCCTCAAAGCGAAGTCCTTTGTCATCCTCCCAAAGCCTGAGCGTCCCGGATTTAGACGAAGCGAGAACAATATCTCGGTTGTGGTTCCAGAGATACATGACACGGCCTTCTTTTAGGCTACGGGTAAACGCCCCTCGCTGGATCTTCTCCCGGAAGCCGCCGAGATCAACGGACAGTTTATCGAAACGGGCGGCGTATCCGGTGATGGTGCGACTCTCAGGGTCGTCATCCTTCACCCGAAGTTCAATTTCCTCCAGGTCGTAATATCGGATTTCTCGTTTACTCACTACCATCACCTCCTTTCCCGCCGGGTTCCGGTTTCGGTGGATTAACTGCTTGCTCGAGCGGGATTGTCGCTGCGTTGACGGTGTATTTCTTGCCAAGTCCTCCAGGGATCGCGTTCTGATTTTCCAGCTCTCGCACCTCGTCCCGGTTGTACCACCCATTCTGCAATGCGACCTGATATGCCTCGAATCGCGTCTTAATGTCGGCCCGCAGCAGCCCTTCAATGACGTGCTCGGCATAGTAAACCTTTTTCAACTCATCTGGGATGAGCGATCCGTAAACCGCTTGTTCCCACCGCCGCAAATACGGGAGTAGCGTGTGCTTGAGGTAAAACAAGTCCTGCTGCTCGACATTGTTAAACTTGGCGTTTGTCATGTCGCCGATCATGTGCGGCGGCACGCGGTAAATTCGAGCTATTTCGTCCTGCTGAAATTTCCGTGTCTCCAAGAACTGCGCGTCATCCGGCGGAACAACGTTCTTCTCGAATTTGAGCCCTTCTTCCAGCAGCATGAGCCTGTGCGCCTTGCCGAGTCCTTCGTACTTGTCTCGAAGGTCCGACTGGAGTCGAGTGAACGCCTTATCGCTAAGCGCGTTCGGAGTCGTGACGACGCTGCCGACGTTCGTACCGTTCGCGAAAAACTCGTACCCGAAGCTCTCCGTCGCCTGCGCGAGGTTGATCGACCGGCGCGCCATCGCGATCGGCGACAGTCCCTTGTCACCCTCAAGTGCGAATCCCGGTATCCTGAGAATACGGTACGGCTGCAACTGCTTGGATTCGTTCGTGCGCGGGATCGTAACTTGGTAGTAAAGCTCGTATCGCGGTCCACGCATCGGCTGGACGCACCAATATGGCAACGGCCATAAGGCTACCGGCTGCCCTCCGTCGTCGAACTCGATCTCCGCATATGCATCTCCACCGAGCAAGAGATTTGCCATCATCATCTCGCGAAACTGGATGGCGATTTGCTCCGGATTTGGCTTGTTATTCAGCAGGTTGTAGAGTGGGTAGTCTATCGCCCGTTCCTTGCCGCTCGCCGTGATCCGGTATACTGGGAACGGTAGTGCTGCAACATCTTCGGAAATCAGCTTCACGCAGGCGTAGACGGTGCTTGTCTGCATCGCGCGCATAGCGCCGACGGATTCATCCACTTTGCCGTGGCCTCCGAAAATGCGACGCCAGAATTTCTCCTCGCCGGTCGTACCGCGCTTCTCCGTCTTGATCCGCTGTGCTAGGAAACTCATCCGTCATCACCCCGCTGCCCAGCCTTCGAACGTACCATGACGATCCCCAAGCAAAGCAGGATGACGCCGACACCGATATACGCGTAAGCCGGTTCTATCAGATATAGCCCGCGAAAGAGGAAGACTAACGAGGCAAACACAAATAGATCCCCTGCATCAAACGGGATCTTGATCTTAGGAAATTTGATTTTTGGTAGTTTCACATGGCCTCACCTCCCTAACAATGCGGTGGGATTCGAACCCACGTCGGCCGGCGCTACCCGTCCGCTTCCCACGGCTTCTACGTGGTAAGCCTGGTTTAACCTGACTTCAGGTACACAGATTGAAAAATTAAATGGTCCTTATGCCTCGCTCTTCGTACACGCTCGGCTTCGCCTCCTGAATCATTGCCCGCACCATTGCATTGATGACCGCAGCTGCGAGGTCGATCCGTTGGCTATCGTCCTTGTGTTTCTTAGACAACTTGATATTTCCGTTGTTGTCCGTAACTTCAATCGCGTTGGATAAACACCAGGTCAGCAGAGGGCTGCCATCGTGGACGATGCGTCCTTGCAGAACAAGCTCCCTGAAGAATTTAGTTGGCTCGGAGAGAGTTTGCACGCCCTGCCTGATCTCAATACATTCCTTTCCGGATGCTTGCCGTTCTTGCATGAAGTGCGTCGCATTGTAGGGGTCGTAACATTCCTCGAGCACCGTCACGCCATTGTCGAACTCAAACTCGTCCAGGTGCGTGGCAAGGTATCGATAATCCGTAACGGCCCCAGGCGTGATTGAGCACCAACCCTCAGTCGCCCAATGTCGGTAAGGGACGCGGTCCGAATGCTCATGCTTGGAAACCGACTCCTCGGGGATAAACCCGTGTGCGGTAACAGCATATCGCCCATCCTCGAGTGGGATCACATGGCCGTCAGCCGTCAAGTCCTGCCGTTTTGACAAGTCGCCGCCGGCGTAACCCTGCTTGCCGCGAATCAAATCTAAAAAAGCCCGCCGTGGGATCGCGAGGGCTTTCCATTTGTCCATTATGCCGGACATATATTTTTCTTCGCTGTCGTCCTGCCAGAGGTTAACGCGCTTGGTTAGCCACTCGCGGATCTTAGCGGCGTCCCCGGAGTTAAATGCTTCCTCATGAGCGGTTCTGATCTCGCGCAGCAGCTCATCGGAGTATTCATTGCGTTCCTGGAGGATTGGATTCGCCTTCGGCCACTTGCTCTCGTCATGCGGATCGTCTCCCTTGTCCAGCGACCGGATCATCGCGAAAGTCGTCTCGATCATCGGCGTCTCGCCGCGAAGCATCTTCTCAAGCGAGTCCCGCTCTTTTTTGCAAGGGTTGTTCTCCGCGTTCTTGCCGGCTGTCGAGATAATCATCATCAAGGATTGCAGGCGTTTACCAAAGCCGGACCGGAGGACGTCGACGATTTCGCTTGTTGGATGCGCGTGATACTCGTCAATGACGATGAGGCATGGTGCGCCGGAGTCCTTATTCTTCGTTTCGCGCGAGAGCGGCCTGAGCCAGCCGCCGCGCGTGGAATGCTCGATATACGTGCGCTTGATACGAAGCCGTTTGAGGATGTCGGGGCTTCCCTCGCCCATCTTCTGCGCGTCGCCCCATACCCGCTTCGCCTGCCCTTTGTCGACGGCCGCACACTCGACTTCGGGCATGTCCTCATACCGCTTGCGACTCGGGTCACCCGGCGGATAGACGCAGTCGCCGCACATCCCATACAGCGCAATGCCGGACATCTCTGTCGACTTGACGTTACCCCGTGCCCGTTCGTTGTACGAGAGCACAAATCGACGTTTGCCGCTCTCCATGTGCACCCAGCCGAACAGGCATCCGAGGTCGAACTTTTGAAAAGCGACGAGCATGATCGGCTGCCCGGAAAACGGGCCACGAACATGTCGGCAACATTTTTCAAACCATTCGAACACCCGATCGGCACGACTCTCGTCGAAGACATACGGGAATCCCTCTGTCCCTTGTCGCTGCAGATCCTTGAGATGCCGCTCACAGGCCAACCATTCCAGCTCGTTCGACATACGCAAGCCGGCGACAATTTCGACGGCGTACCGATGGGTGGGGTGGAGCTGATCCAAATCAGGGACATTAGTCAAAGAGGTCCGCATTCGGATCGTCATTCCCTTCGTCGCCCAACTTCTTCGCCAGTCGTGCCCGCGAATTCGCATTCAGCCCAAGCTTATCCGCGTATTGCATCATGACCCGAGCGTAGCTCAGCTGCGTCTTAACCCAAGGCGCTTCGACGAGTGAGCCGGCCGCGTTGTAGACGGTGTAGCCTTTTTCCCGAATCATCTCGGAAAGCTTCTTGTGCCGGGCGACCGCATCGCAGTATGTGGCGAGCACGTCCTCGTCAACCCGATCCAGGATGTCAAATCCCTTCATGTCCTTGATCGTTTTCTTCCAGATAGTCTGCGCGTCGTCATCGAGCCATACCGGCATCTTCAGATTGACTTTTTTCTTGCGTGTGACTTTGGTGGCGGCTTCTTTCCGGGACTCGACCTCTTTCTTGGTCCAATGCTTTCCGCCGCCTTTTTTTCCAATCTGCATTTGAGCAAAGTCGATCACCTGGTTCAGAGCCTCCACCTCCTTTTTCAGAATTTTTTCGGGGACTATTTCTCACATTCGAGGGGCCGCCGGTCTTTCGGCAAAGCCGTTTCAACTTTTTGGATGCCCCCTACCCCTTCAATACTTTACCGAACTAAAGCATTTTCACTCCATTTTCACGCCGCCAGTCCCAACGATCGTCTTCTTGCCCTTCACCGTGTTGCACCGCAAGCACGCTGCCTGATGATTGCTTTTGACCCAGAACAACGGATCACTTGGCCCTGTCACTGCTTGGATGTGATCGACACACTGCGAGAACACCTTGCAACCGGGAAGCTCCAGCTTGCACATCACATTTCCAGGCTGCCGCAAGAACCACTTGCTATACCGTGCCCATCGACTCGTATACCCGCGCTCATGAGCCGTACCACGCTCGCGTTCAATTGTTTGGCTGGCTTGCTTCGCATGGGCTTCGCAGTAGCGACTTGTCGTCAGCTCACAACAGCCGGGCTTCCCGCATGGTCGCTTTGGTTTACTTGGCATAGGCATTCTCCGTTATCTCTCGGCCTAAGCAAGTTACAAACGTAAAGCATCCCGGTAGTCCTACCGTAACCCACCAAGCTCCACCAAGGTAAACCAATCGATCTCGCTTGTGGATTGAGGCAGCACGGTACTCTCGCAACAAACTACGCGCTAGTTGCTTACGGTCAACGGGTTTCACTCGTTCGCAATATCGTTGCCAAGCATGATGGGATAATCGCATCATTCGCATACGTTCACCTCACAAAACAAAAAAGCCGCAACCCGTGTGGGTGCAGCTTTGTCATGCTATAAGCATAGCACAGATTTTTCAATAGTGTTGTTCGTTGTTTGTTCGTTGGGCTCTCTGCCTTACCCATCCGTATGTGTAGCCTAGCTCAGCTGCAATCTCCTTCAGGCTCTTTCCCTCGACATATCGCTTGTATGCAATCACGTTGTCTGTGCTACTCATTTCGCCGATCTTGGCCTCGATCTCACGGCGTACGCGCTCCTGCTCGGCGATCTCCGTCTCAATCCGTACCAGACGCTCGACGACGCTGTTATATCTCGATAGTGATTTGTCCAGAGGGACGTGTACCGGCATGGGCTCGGATGGCGCCATACCTGTCCAGACAACACGATGGTGCTGCTCCAACTGCCGGATCAGGTCCGCCCGCAGCGCCCGCAGGATATCCAGCTCCAAAAGCAAGTCCTTGTAGTTAACTATGCTGCTCACGCGATCGCCTCCGCTCCTCAAGTCTATGCCACGGCGTATACTGCCAAATCAGTTGGTAGGTGACACGGCTGTCCGAGCTGATGTACCCCCAGTAGTATTTCACATGCTCTCGCTCGATCGCCTCGCGATGGGCCTGACACAGAGGCACTGTCGCCCACGTCCGCGTCGCCCACTCACAACAGCCGGGTACTTTGCATACTCGCATATTTGCTCACCCTCACCTCTACCAGGCTATCAATCCCGCGCATTAGCTTCACCAGAACGCCGATCAGTTGCACGAGCTCCACGCTCACATGTTGCCGCCGTCCCAACTGTACTGAATCGATGCTTTGCTTGCTCTTGTTCATGCTTCATTAGGGACACCTCCAGGTAGGATAGTCCTATAAATCTAGTAAAAAAAACGCCCAATAGGTCTTTTAATATAGTAAAATGTTGGTAGAAAGGAGGGGATTATATATGCCGGATAACTTGACGGTCAGCCCAACACCAATTCAACGAAATGTTCTTGATGTTGCAATGGAGCTCACGACATTATATTACAGAAATAGTTCGGAAGCCGATATCGAGAAAATAGATGCGATTTTCGCTCGATTCTACGCAGCTGCCAGAGAACTGAGTTCCACAAGGACAGAGGATTTACGAAAGTATCTCAAAATCTAATTTGATTAAGGTGTGCGCGTGATCCGTTCTACTCACGCGCAATCCCCCCCCTCCTACTCCTTCGGGTCGCACATCCGGATCCGCGTGGCCTCGATCGCCTTGGCCAGTTCATCTCCATGTAGCAAACTGATCGCCATTGCCGTCAACAGGAGGCGCACAATAGCTTGCCGCTTTGATTTCCGACGCGTATCTCCCATGTCTACTTTCTCACGCCCGCTTTCTACGAATTTTGCACTGTTGCTGCTTGTATGACTGTTGCCGGTTCCGCCGCGTCAGTTCCGCCATCGCCTCGATCTTGTGGCGTGGGTTGCATTTGGTATCGTGCAAGGCAATTTCGAGCAATTGGCCGCGTGTTGCTTGTTTCCAATCCATCTCAACGCCTCCTGTTAAGTCACCTCCTCCAGCCATTCAGCCAGATCATATCCTTTGCGTCGATCAGCTACTTTCTTGCCATGTATAGGTTCTTGTTTGTTCGACAAGACGATCATATTTCGCCATTGCAGCGGGACGTTTCGGGTCTGTTGGAGATAACTTCTCGATGAAATTCGCTCCAGCTACGATTCGTTCGAGTAGTTCCTTATACTCTGTCTCGGTCATGTCCCGCCTCCATATCCCTTGCCTGTTCTCTTCGAGTTGCGCCAATTATTAGGCTTTCTATCCTTTGGTTGGAACGATCTTTCAGCAGCAGAACGCTTCTGTCCGTCCGTTGCGTCTCCGATTTTCTTGATCATTGGCTCGAAATGAAGCAGGACTTCTCCAATTGGTCCCCAGCGGTTTTTTAGAATTTGACAATGCATGTCGTTCATTCCGCCCAGACGTTCATTAGGGTCCATCTCGGGGTCTGAGGATGGCCGATAAATCCCAACCATGTAGTCGCTTGCTTCTTCAATTGCGCCAGTATCTCGAGCCGAGTCCATACGTAATTTTTTTTCTCCCGAACCGCCACCTTCTCGAGTTGACTGCGAAAGCGCGACGACGACGCAATTTAATCGTTTCGCTAGGCTTTTCAGTTCACGAGCTCCCTCGGATTTCTCTTCGTATGCCGGGCGCTTCCCAGGAAAACGAATCTGCTGGAAATAATCAATCACGATAAGGGAAACAGGTTCCCCAAATAGTCGGCCGGCTGCTCGTGCTGTCATCTCAATGTCTTGAAGCGTTTGGCCATCCCGGTCAACGAGGCGGAAGCTATTGTCCAAACGCTCATACAATTCCAAGTCTTCAAACGGCTCCCTATCGTTCTTGTACATATCCTCAATTTGCCGCTCTTGCATCTCTTTAATTATCTGCAGCAATTGGGGAACCACATTTACTCGATGGAGTTCCAGACTGTTGAATACAACACGATGGTTTTGGTTAAAACACGCCTGATAGATCAGGTTGAGGATAAAGGTTGTCTTACCGCTACCACTCCGTCCGAGTACTGTTCCGACCTCACCGCGCCGCATTCCTCGAATGATGGCATCCAAATCCGTAAGGCCAAAGAATACTTTCCCCTCATCCCCTTGCTTGACGTATTGTCGGTAGTCATCAAGTGCGGATGAAAACGAAATTAAGTCGTCGTCATAGGACCGAACCGACCCTGGATCGCTGTTCATCAACTCGTGAACGAGCTCCTTATCCTTGTCCCATCGTTTGACAAGAAAATCAGCCATTTCCGCCCGTATCATCGTGTTCTTAGTCATTTGTGCAACTTCTCGAGCGACTTCGTACTCATCGTGAATATCGGAACAGCGGTCAATATCATATTTGAGCAGAAACATCTCATGCGGTTCGCCGCGTAGTTCCTTGAATCGGTCCGTAGCAGACTCATTGTAGTTGATCAAAAAATCATTCATGTCCTTTTCGTCGGCCGGGAGTTGGATAATTCGTATCTGATTTCGGACGTGGATGAGGAGTTGATCCACATTCTTTCGAACTGCCGCAAGACCCGTTTCATCGTTATCGGGAATGAGGTATATTTTCGTCTTGGGTGCAATGTATTTCCCGATGATGGCTGCTTGGGCATCTGTCAATGTGCTGCCGCAATAGCCAACGGCATTCGGAAATCCCATCTGGTGAAGTGACATGACATCAAAGTACCCTTCGACGACGTACAACGCATCGTTCATGTGCTTGCGGGCCTTATCCAACCCGAAAAGCAATTCCGATTTCCGGAATGTCTCCGACTCGGCCGCATTCTTGTATTTCGGTTCCGCGCCGGGCGTCAAGTAACGGTACGAAATTCCGACGACTTCGCCATAGGTGTTTAAAAATGGAATCGTGAGGCTGTGGTCATCCTTGCGATACCCAAGTCCGAATGCTTTGCTCGTCTCCGGTTTAATCCCCCGGTCAATCAAGTACTGGGCTGCATCTCGACCGTCGTTGTAATACTTAAGTGCCTCGGAACGATTAACGGCAATCCTTTCTTTCCGTTTTGCCCATGCTTCTGTATCGAAGCCGTGGAGCGGAATATCGAAATCTCGTGCGAGTTGTTCAAGGACTTCGGAAGGGTTCTTTATACCCCGCTCTTGCATCACGTAATCGATGATCGTGCCGCCTGCCTCACACCCGTAGCACTTAAACGTTTTTCGCTCTGGATCGACTGTAAACGACGGCGTCTTCTCCGAATGGAACGGGCACAGTCCTTTCCACGACTTCCCGGATCGTTTAAGTTGCACCCTTTCTCGCACGTACTGCATCAGGTCGATTTTTTCCTTGATCAGTTCAAAGTTGTCGGTCAAGGTTCATCCCTCCGTAGAAGGCTCTCGACCCGCTCCGCTGCCTTTTGCAGCATCTCGTCGATCATCAAAAACCGCCTCGTATTCTGGAATACATGGATGATTGCCATGGACCGGTAGGCTCGCTCTCTCGAAGTAGGTGGGACTGCCAAAACAAAGTCTTGCAGGGCCGTTTCTACGTCATCTTCTTCGATCGGATCGCCACCAAGTTGATTGGCAAACAGTTTGCAATAGAGCTCCGCATATATCTTTATCTTGGCTTCATACGACGACTGCTCGCCTACCCTATTCCAGAAGGATTGCATGTCAAGTTGAACCAGATCGTCTATTCGTTTTTCGCGTTTCTCTCGCGCCCTTCGAATCAAATCCACCGGCTTCAGTGGGTATTCCGATTCACGAAAATGCTCGATAAGATACCCGCGCGCTTCCTCGAAAGGAATCTCTCCTAAGACTTCGGCCCAGCTTTCCGCAGCTCCCTTTGGCGGCTGGTACGAGGGAACGAAATGGTGCATCAGAATCAGTAGTTTGCCCGCTTCCTCTCTGGTCATGGACTCTTTTCATCCTCCCTCAGAGAAGCTAAGTACTCATCTGGATCAAATACGGCCTTCTTCCCCTGTGCCGGTGATTCTTCGCCTCTCAGGCTCGGCAGCTTTCTCTCTGCCTCTTGCTCAGAGGTATTACGTAGAATCCCGAACGTATACTCCTCTTTCGCCTTTGAATACTCAGGGTTACCCATGTGCGTTCGGATCGCATATTCAATGCGGGACGTCGAGTACTTCGCGAAATAATCGTAAATCTTTAATACGGCTTTATCAGACAATAACTTTGCTTTGCGGGTATTGCCGATGAAATCAAGATAGGATTCGATTATCAAAACAAGTTCCGACGAGTATCGAGAGCGGAGATTTTGAATATCCGCGGATAAATCTTTTAATACATCATTCTTTACATTCTTTACATTCTTGTTTATATTGTCGGGTGGTCGTTGCCTTCGCGTTGCTTTCGCGTCTTCTTCGGCATTGCTTGCGTCGTCGGTTTCAGCTTCGTGTTCGCCGTTGCCTTCGTAATTACGAAAATCCTGATATACCCCGTAATTATCAATGGTTATTAGGATGTTGTGCGTTGCTTTCGTCGTCGTAATCATCGTTGCTTTGGTCATTGCGTTCGTCGTTGCTTTCATTAGTTCTCCGTGGGGGCTTCGTTGCGATTTCATCGCTTTACCGCGTAAAAACTCTAAAGCTTGAAAAACTTGATCTTTTGTCGGTCTTTCGACCCTTGCTCCAACCTTCCAAGATACCCCCTCAATGATGTCTGGAATTGAGGTAAGTAGCTGTCCGCGCTTCAACCCTTTGTACTCTGAATGCTGCGCTTTGGTGAGCAGGAAAAGCCACACCTTCAAATACAAAGGGGGCTTCTCCCATATTTCACTATCCGTAATTTTTCTAGCAACCAAAATGCACCCGCCGGGTATCAGAGGACTCTTCATCACCATCCCCTCCTAGCTAAATTGCGATTTCTTCGCATGGCAACCGAACGGACGAAACGAGCAGTGACTTCCCATTGCTGTGATACCTGAAGATGAAGAAAGAAGCGTCCGCATGATAATCATAGGCTACGCGAATATCGGGGGTTTCACCAGGGATATGAAAACCCCTATCGTAAACCTCTACAACGGCGCGTACAACCCTTTTCTCTTTGTCCTGAGGGCTTTCAATGTCATTGGGACGGAGCAGCATCCATTCGTGCAATTTGAGCGTAGATCCCTCATAGAAGTCGCGAGGGAACACGTCATAAATATAAAGTTGGCCGGCATGTCTTCGTCTAGGCTGGTCCGTGTTTACCATAGGTATCCCCATCCCTTCTCCGAAACTCTGCTTCTTCTTTGTCCATCATGAAGTCGTCAAACTCAGACCGCAGCCCTTTATTGTCCAAGAACTCAAAGAACTCCCGTACCGTCTGTTCATAGGTTTCTTTTGTTGACTTGAAGTCCATCTCCAAGCTATCCAAACGCCGATCGGATCGTTCCATTCGTTGAACTAATCGCCCATTTACCTCTTGTAAAATAAGACGAACCTGGAGGAGACACTCGGTCTCCTCTATCTTCCCGGATTCTGCTTGCTTGATCAGGTCGTCCGCGATAACAAACAATACATCGGTATGAAGCCCTTTATATTCGCTCATAGCGGCCCCTTGTATGAGCTCTGAATCGTCTTCAGCAGCCGGTAGCCAGCAATGAATCCGGCAATGTAGAACTCGCGTCCTTCGATTTCCTGAGCACCGTTAAGCTCCGACTCGTATTCTAAATAAAGACCTTGTTGGATTTCGCTGAATGAATCTTCAAGCCGTTGAATGACCTTAGACAGCCTCTCATTGGCAACGTCGATATGTTGACTGGAGGGGTATTCCAATTCCAACCACTTTAAAATTGCCATATCTCGAAGTGACGACTCCGCACCCGCTTCATAGACAGCTCGAAACGTAACAATTTCTGTTTGCGAATTATAATCCCAACCGCCATTTTCGTTCACAACATTAGTTAGATCGGATTGCGAAACAATCCCTAAATATGAACCCATATTACAGCCCCCTCCCTAGTTCGATCCCGTCAAGGAGACCGGAGACGTACATTCTGTCTCGCATGAAGCACTCCATCTCAACAATTATCCCATCCATTTTTTTTAAAAGCTCATGATGTTCTTCTGGCAAAACGGTCATAACTTTGTCAAAAAGAGAGATGTAGGAATCCTGTAATCCCGTTCGACGAAGCTCTGTATTCGCTTGTTCTCCCGCTTCGTCAATTCGATTACCTACTGACTTTTTAACAGTCTCAGCAAACTTGGACATTTATTCCGTTCCTCCTCTTGGTCGAGGCGAAACCCTTGCCAGAATATTGGAGTTTATGTATAATGACGGCAAGGGTTTATACCTCGGCATTTTACGGATCACCTACGGTTCTTGGCGGGACTCGGTAGGTGATTTTTCCTTTTCTAGCGAATGGTACAGGTCTGCTTCAAGATTATTAATGCCGGGAATAAGGGCCAACAACCTACGAGCGGCTTGCTCTCGCGTAACTATTGAGTCATTCACGAGTTGATGGGCGACATTTAGAATTTCTGTTTTAATCTCCGCTATGTCCCGCAAGTCTATGATCCCGGACGCCAAGCTACTAACCTTCATGCAGTTCCTCCCCATCCTCAATTTCTGATCGACACAAACCGATATAGATATGTCCATCATGTTCCCGACAATCGCTAAGATAGCAAATTCCTTGTCGATCATGGCGTAAATGCTGGGCAATTTCCTCCAGTGTTTCTGCGGCTTCTGTCCCATTTACTTTGATTGCAAAATGCTTTTCGTTACACATTGGGTCATATTTCTTTGCCTCCTCGATCCCCTGCTCAGGCAGCGCTCCACTTAGAAAGAAGGCACTGTGGTTCTTACTGGTGATACAAATATCAATTTGGCAATCCGAAATGTGCCGGTTAAACGTATGGTTTCGGAGAGGGAATGCAAGTTCCATTTCATCCAGAAACACAACGAGCGTATCGCCTTCAGAGCCTTCAATGTAGTCAACCTTAACGGATGCTCGGGCGACGCCTAATAGCGGATCAGGCGAGTTATCTGCCTTCAATTCCAGACTGCATTTGACTCCATATTTGTTCATTACCTCAAAGAGGTGAGCCACCTCGCCCGCGTCCGATTTGTCCATCCTGATAACACCCGATTCTGGTGTAACGTGTGCGCGGTAATCGACATTCGCGTTACACAAAAGGTCGGCCAACTTTTCGAGACGTGCAGCTCGTTCTTTGAACCCTTGTGCCACAAGCGCATTCCCTTCAGCAACTTTCTTGGTCCCCATAATGCTCGCGTCACCCGATTGATCCATGATCCCGTCGTAAGCATCCAACATATCTTCAAAGCTGAGGGAACGGATGTAGCTTACTAATGCTGATTCTTGATTAGAAAGATTCAAAATAATCGCTCCTTTAGAGTTAGAGTGTTCCGATTCTTCAGGTATCTACATCCGTACATCAACGTTGCTACCGAGCTGAGCATCCTTCGATTTCGCATAGCTGCCGATCGCATCCTCCAGCGTGTACCGGCGGCGGTATGAGCAATTCCCGACGCGGGTATTGTAGTCGGCGTCGCAAGCCCATCTGATCCACTTTGGCATGTTGGTTTCACTTCCCCTCCGCGTCGTCCTCATCATCCCAAGCTGACGTGTTGTAAAGCGGCTTGCGCTCTTCTTGGTCCTCGTCATCAACCCTCATGAAAATCGCATGATAGCCCAGAATGATAACCACGGACATCAGACCTGCCATGATCAAGTTGTGCAGACTCACTTCCTACGCACCTCCCATAACCGCCTGCAGTTGCCTTTGACTCCGTCGGAGGATCCGGCTCACGCTGACCTGCCTCATTCCCAACCGATCCCCGATTTCCCGCTGCGAGAAGCCTTTCATCCTTAACTGAAAAATCTTAATGTCTCGCTTGTGGAACATGCGTTGCAGGGTCACCATCAAATCAACGGCTCCGTATTCTGCCGCCGGACCTTCGATCGTCTCCATGAGCGTGAACTCGCCGTCATAAACTGGTTTTTCGAGATTTTCGATTTTTCCTATGCGTTTCGATAGCGGAACTTCCTTGTGCAGCCGCAACGGCGATAAGTGGTCCCGCAAGAAATGACGCAATCCACCAAGAATGTAGGTGCCGGCATAAGTTGAAAACTCAAACCCTCGTGTCGGGTCGAACCGCCGAGCTGCTTGGAGCAGCTGGAGGGACCCTACTTGCTCCAAGTCTTCGCGATCGAAGGCAGACGATACGTGCCAGTAGTGCCGAAACCGATTGACAAAGTAATAGACCAGATATTCGTACTTCTCGATGATTTCGTCTTCCGTCACGTTTGTTGTTCATCTCCCTTCATTGGCGATCGGTGCTTGCGAGGTAGCTTCCAATCTCTTAATGAAGTTTTCCAACGCCTCGCGCCGGATCCGTCTGCTGTTTCCGGATTTAAAGCTCACAAGCTCGCCTGATGTGCATCTCAGATAAACGGTGTTCGGGTGCCAGCCCATAATTTCTGCGACTTGCTTGACAGTCATGATGTCAGACAGACCTTTCAAAGTGGATCACCTCCAGTTACTTAGATAGGTCGATTATTAGTGTCGCATTAATGCGACTACTCACTTAAAAAAATTTCGATTGCTTCTTCTTGCGTGAGCGGGATCGCTGTCACAATCTTGTGCACTTCGCCTACTGTAAATGCGGCACCGTCAGATTTGACTTTCCTGTAAAATGTGCTCCTGTCTACTCCAATCAAATCAGCAACGGCTTCTTGAGTTGTTCCTGCCTCGACTATCTTGCCGCGCAGTTTTTGCATATTAGTCTTCAACCAAGGCTCACCTCCTATCTAAACCCCGCCTTTCGCCAGTCGCATTTTCGCGACCTCGTGATTCAATAGTACACCCTCAAGAATTAAGAGTCAATGAAAAAGTCGCATTAACGCGAAATAAAATGTTGCATATTTGCATCATTTGATTTACTATCAGAATTATAAAAGGAGTGAACGTTGTGACCACTGGAGAAAGAATGAAAGCGAGAAGAAAAGAACTTGGTTATTCTGCAGATTATGTTGCCGACAAACTTAAGGTATCAAGATCAACCATCTTTAGGTATGAAGGTGGAGAGATTGAGAAGCTTCCTATCGATATTCTTGAGCCGCTAAGCGCAATACTTCACACGACACCTGCGTATTTAATGGGATGGATTTCCGATCCAGCAAAATCGGCTGAACCGATTGAGCAGCAGTTCGTCCGCAAATTCAAATCGCTTGACGAAAAAGGCAAACACACCGTCATGACGGTTTTAAATATAGAATACGACCGCTGCAAGCGTCTGGAGCCAGTAGCTGCCCATAATGATGATATGTCGGACGAGCAGCTCGAGTTAATGCGTCAAGACTTGGAAGATTTGTAGGAGGGAGCAGTATTGGACCAACTTGAGCGATGGGTTAACGAGGCTCATAACTTAGGCTTATCGGTAGTATTTAAAAATTTCAAATCCAACGCAAAGGGTCTAATCAAAGGTAAACGCATTGCGATCCGCGAGGGAATGACAAGACCTGAGTCTGCTTGTGCCCTGGCAGAAGAGGTGGGCCATCACCATTTCACCGTCGGAGACATCCTCAACCAAGCAATCGCGCGTAACCGAAAGCAGGAGCTATATGCACGCCGTTGGTCTTTCAGACGCCTGGTCCCCTTATCCTCAATTGTACAAGCCCACAGATTAGGTATTCGAAATCGGCACGAATTCGCCCGAATGCTAGATATCACCGAAGACGTCCTCCAGCAAGCAATTGAGCGATACATTGAGGTATACGGACTTTCAACTCGCGTCGGAAAGTACAACGTAGTTTTCGAGCCACTCGGAGTTCTGGAACTGTTTGATACTGACTAAACTTGCGCTTCCCCGCCGCGAGGTGGTTTACTATACTTTTTTAATCGAACATATGTTCCGAAAGGAGTTGAGAATGATGGCTGGAACATTTAGAAAACGTGGCTGCAAATGCCCACCGGAGCGCAAGCGATGTACTTGTGGCGCAAAGTGGTACTATCGCTACGACATCACTGATCCAAAGACAGGAAGGCGAAAACAGAAAGAGGTTGGAGGATTCCGGACAAAGGAAGAGGCACAGGACGCGGCTATTCGCATACAAGCGGAAATTCTAAACGGGACTTACATTGAACCATCGAAATTAACAGTCGGAGAATACTTGCTGGACTATGTCAAAAACACTTTAAAGAACGAAGTTGCCCCGAACACATATGAACAACGACTAGCGTATGTGACAAATCACATTCAGCCGCATATCGGAGCTGTATTACTTGCCGATCTAACGCCGCAGCAAGTCCAAAAGTTTTACAATACACTTCGCGAAAAACACGGTTCCGGGCACGTGCAAAATATCGGAAATCTGCTCAGCAAAGCATTCAGACAAGCTCTCGTTTGGAATATGATCTCTCGAAATCCGATACCACTGGTCAAGAAGCCTCCGACTTCACGAAAAAACACAAAAATCAAAGTATGGTCAGCGGAGGAGCAACGTAAATTTTTAAGCCACGTAAAGCAGTCCGCCCCCCAGTGGTGCTACACCATGTTCTTGCTCGCCCTGACATCCGGCGCGCGTAAGGGGGAACTGATCGGCTTGAAATGGGGTGACGTCGATTTGAAGAGCGGGGTTATGAGCATTAAACGAACGGCAGTATGGGCAGGGAAGGAGCTATATCTAAAGGATACGCCGAAAACGGAAAGCTCGATTCGAACGATCCAGTTGCCTGAGAAGACAATCCAAGAATTGAAGAAGTGGAAGATGGCATGTCCGGCCAACTCTTTGAATCTTGTATTCCCTAGTCCGAAAACAAACGGGCTTCTTTACCCAAATTCGTTCGATAAGAGATTCCAATCACTGGTCAAAAGCTCAGGTGTTACGATGATATCGTCACATGGCACAAGACACACATTCGCTACAACCCTATTAGCAAACGGCATTAATCCGAAAGTAGTTCAGGAGATGCTCGGCCATTCTTCTATTAAAACAACTATGGACACCTATGCGCATGTACTCCCCAACATGCAAAAGGATGCAGCTGCACAACTCGCATCCGTGCTATTCTGATCCGTGTGGGCAAAATGTGGGCAAATACGAAAATTAGCCCTCCAGGGCTTGATATAACGGGCTTTAATGTAATTGGACTCAAACTTTTTAGACATTGCCCGTTGTATCACATTTACCCACATTCTAACCCCGGAATGCCTTAGTTTATGCCATGCTTTAGCGGCATATAGTGCCCTTTGTTGCCCGTCTGAAAACAACTAAATACAATCTAAAATTTGCCCCATTGTGGGCAATCTGTGGGCAACCTACGCAATAGCAAACGCCCCGGCATCTTCCGAGGCGCAGCCGCATACTCTATACAGTCCTTACTCAGTCGGTGCCCAGGCGGCCCGGCTTTTTTGTTATCTGTTGATCTTCATGCGCATCGATCTTCGCACAGATCTCGTGCAGCCAATCCATGTCTCCGGCCGCATAGGCCGCGTAGGACAGATTCTGCAATGCGATGAGGTCCCAACAGTATTTCGCGTTTGCGGCCATGCAATGCGTTAGTTCCATCACTTCGACATCCGTCAGCGTCCGCCGCTTCTGAGTTACAAACAACTCCGCAAGCCGGATATGATACGGCATCACACCCAAAGCAGCCACCACCCTACGCACGCCAGCGTGCCAAGCGCGACGACATACCACGCGGCAAGGGTTTGCTTCCTCTGACTCCGGACAGGCTCCTCAGCGACGTGCACGGCTTTGGGACGGCCGTCTAGTGTGTATCGGATGCGGTAAACGGTTTGACGATCTTGCATCTGTACCATCTCCTTTTATTGGGTCTGGTACACTATATGCGGTCATATCGTAAATGTTTCCGTTTAAATCGTAATTTCTTTTCGTTTCCAAATTTCCTCTACTCGCTTACCAAAAAACTCAGCGATAATTATCGAGGTCGTTGTCGGCGGATCCGACTCTCCTCTCACAATGGAACTTATAGCGGAAGCCTTGAGCCCGGTTATCTCGCAGAGCTTCTTTTGCTTTACTCCGGACTCGTCCAAAATTTTCGGAAGGTTGCACACAAATCCATCCCTGAGCATCCCAATCACCTCGCCAACTAACTTCGACGAGCTGCCATGTCGAATCCTTCGAAGAAAAATAGGAGGTTTTAGCGAAGTCTAGTCAACCCCAACGATATCGTTAAAATGTACCCACTCGTAGTCATCGTCTTCCAGTCCAACCTTTAGCATCCCTCTCTGCTGGTTGATGGAAAGAGGTATGCCAGTAACTTTACTGAATTCGTCCGTCTCAAATAGGAAAAGCTGTAATGTTACCTCCCGACCCACTTGCATAGCCAATCCTATATCCTGAAAAATTCGTTCCTGTTCCTGCGGATCGATCTCCAGACGTGACTTAGCCATTTTCCCGCCCGCCTTTAATAATTAGCCACTTTCCAAATGTCCAAAAACGGCACCTTCCGCACGGACCCATGCCGCTCCACATGCACAAGCTTTGTCCTAGAGTCGAGATTCGTAATCCGCCCGACCACCGGCTCGTTCTCACCCCAAACTTGTAATAAAACTTCGGTATCCTCTTCCTTTGCTTCTACCAATTGATTGCCCAGTTCCTCGAGCTCGAATTCGTCGCGCGTCGGCCTCTTCGCTATCGGATTCTTTCCTGTCGATTTTGCCATTTTAATCGCCTCCATTTTTTTGTCTTACCCCTTCAGTTGCTCAATAATACCTTGGATATAGGCGGTGAACCTTTTGCTTATCTCGGATTTCATAACTTCTCGAATGAAACCCATTTTATATTCGTAACCGCGACAGAAGAATTTGTAATACACGACCAAATCGACCTGGTCGGCCTGAATAACCTTGATGTTCCTGCGGCTCATTTCTCGCCTCAGGTCGAATAGGTCCTTGCTTATGCGATCCATCACCAGCTTACTAGTAACGAGGTGTAGCCTCTTTAGGACACCACTTGATCCCTGCAGCTCGTCAACGCCTTTCTGTGCCATGGTGAGCATATGAGGCAAGAGCACGTAGTCGCGGACCATGGTATACTCTTCCTCCGTTGGCACGCTGGAATCTCTGTCTGTTTTTCGTTGATCGTATTGTTCCTGGTGCTCCGTCAAAAGCATCTTAGACTTCCACCTTTCGTTTCCATCCAACTTGCTCATTACAGCGACCTCCAATCTTTCCGTCTCAAAGAAGTATTGTACGCTCAAGAGACATAGCGATTCACCAACTTGTAGGCCAATATGCGATCAGTTGATAGGAGACGCGGAGCTTGCTTCTCAATGTCGAAAACAATCAAGCTGGTTCCTTGTAAATTCTTTATGCGGACCTTTCGCTGCGTAATTCGCCCATTTCCGTCTTGGTAAATAATCTCGACCACTCGATCAACATATTTTTCAATGTCCATGGCCCACCCCATTACGAACGTTTGTTCTAATTCTACACGAACGAATGTTCTGTTTCAATCCAAAAAAAATAAATTATCACGCGCGTGATAAGTACAACACACGCAAGAGAAAAAGCCCAATTGCCACAGCTTAGCTTGTGCATGGGTTATTGGGTCACCTCCAAAATAAAAAGCCACTCGAAATCGAGTGCCTTTGTTAATTTATTTGATTATTCGAAAGCCGAGCGAAGCCAATCGCTCATGCACTTTGCATTGTTTTGGTGCTGCCGGTATGTGGCGTCTTCCATTTGTTCTTTCGTCATGCCTAAGTGTGCACTTGGTATCACCAGATGAAAAGGATCGATAAGGACGATGCGGAAAACCGCTTTAAACTTTCCACTGTCTTTTTTAATCAGGTCCGCTTTACTGAAAACTCTGACCGTGGTCGGGACACCGGTGGCGGTTTCTAATGTGCTCTTGAACAATCGCGGCTCCGTTTCTTGACTCAAGTCCACGTACAGTTCTAAGCACCGATCCACCTTGTTATTCCGATCCACAGACGTTGCGCGGGCTTCAATGATCGATGGTTGCTCCACCAGTGCATGCAGCCTCATTCGAATATCTTGATGAACGGTTGTGGAAATATAGTTCGTGAACTTATGATCCGGTAGTTTCTTGGATCGCTTCACGTCATCGCTGTAAAACTCGAAATCCGATGTCAATTCGTCTTGTTCACCTAGTAAGCCATCGGTTATAAAATGCGTCTCCGTCACCCGAAACAACTCCGACTTCGGGAGAGATTTGGTAAAAAGGTTATTCTTCTTAGACATACTTTTCGATGTACTCGGCGATGATCATTTCCTTGTCCATCTCAGTTGACTGCCCTTTTTCGTATGCTTTCTGCCAGGATTCATCACGGTGACTGCGATCAACAAGTTTAAAGTCGCTCACCGAATCCACTTGGTTGAAGATATCGTCGATAAACGATTTTAATTCTTCATCCTGGGATATCGCTTCGGACGCAGCCCTGACATCCGTTTCGTTGGCATATCCTGCATCATCCCGGGAAGCATAGTATACATCGGGAATAACCGGTCCGTACTTCCAGGCTTCAATTTTTGAATCGAACAAGTACTTACCGGATGCACCGTTGCTGCCCTCAAACACACCTTCTTCTTCCTTGTTTCGATAAACCGCACCATGGAACGCGAAAAGAAAGTACAGACTCTTTTGCAACTTCAATGGGGAAATAGTCGGTTTGATCGAGTACAAGTACCGTGCCAAGGTATGCACGTTTAGGATTGCATTTGCTGCCATAGTATCCACCTCCGCAAAAACAAGAACAGTTGTTCGTGTTAATGCTAAAAATAAATGAAGGTTTGGACAACTTTGTCCTAGTCTTCTCCCCCTATTATGGCACAGGTGTTGACATTTGTATACTGCGCCGCTAACGTATCCCGAAATAATTGAGTCAAGCGGGACCGGCATCCCCCCTGAGCCAGAATAGGTATTAACTCACTTGCCCCTTATGATTTAATCGCTTACATTAAGTTTAACCATTGTCTACAGGGGGGATACGCATGAGTCGATACCGATTCCTAATCAGTGCCAACGACTTTCCCTTAAAGACCGTTTTCAGTTTAAACGAAGAGAGCGGGTTAAAGAACTGCAAAAAGTACATAGCTAGATTTCAGCGGCAGGTTGCGAATGTGCCAATAAAGATCGATATATCGGTAAGAGAAAAGCAAGAATACTTTGCTTGGTACGCAGGGAAACCATTTACTCAAGTCAAAACGTTGATAAAGAAACCGATCCCTCCAAAAGAAAGCAAGAAGGAAAAATAAAAAAAGCCCCGCCCGTGACCTGGGCAGGGAATTACTGTTTATTGCAATTTAAACCATGATCCACCACTGCCATCGTACTTACGATTTACGGCAACGACAGGAGCCGAGTCTGTCTTACTTACTTCGAAGACGACCCAACCTGAGTGGGTTGCTCCGGCATACAGGTCTGTGTCTATTTTGGGATCCGGCGTTACGACACTCACCCAATCATACTTCTTGCCGTCCGAAGCAAACGCCTCAAACCATGTACCATTTAGGTTTACTGAAGCGTCACCCTTTCCGTTCCTCGTAAGCTTTACCTCGAACTTCGCGAGTATGTATTCGTTGCCGTCCTTGGGTGCCCTGTTGAATTGGTTCGCCGTTTGGATCTGCGTCCATGCCGCGCCGCCACGAATGACCTCTTGCAGTTTTACGGTTCCAGCAAAGTCGTCTATGATATCTTTTACCTCAAAAGTAAGTGATGCACCTTTGGCAGCAGGGTTTGTCCGAGTCGTTCCTACTACGGATGGCGTTTCACCCAATAGAACGGTCTCTGTCTCTGCATCCCAACCGACTTTCAAACCAACTGCATCGCCAGCAGCTCGGACAGGTAAGTATGTAGTCCCGTTATAGGTGATGGGGTATACTGGATTTCCATCCGCATCCTTCGGCGTCCACTCCTTCCCGTTAAGCTTGATCTTCAACCCTTTGTTCAAGTAGGCTGAGATTTCCTCCAAATTCGATGCCGCATATGCGCCGATTGTCATAGATGATAGGGAGATAGCTGCTCCGGCCAAAACCAATAATAACTTCTTTCGCATTTTTTGCCCTCCTAAAATTGGTATACCACAAATTGTAAATACGAAATAATGATACAGGAAGTTTCAAGAGACTGTAAATAGAAAAAGCCCCGTCAGCCGAAGCCAACGGGGCTAATGATCATTCAACTCGTTGCCCTGATACCTTCCGGAGTTCGTTTGCCAGTCGATGGAACTCTTCCTGCGCTTCCGGATCCTCTGTCGCGCCATGTGCAGCGCTCAGAAACCCGATTACCTTGTTCGCGTCCTCAGCACTGAGTATGTAGAGCAGAGGCGTCACTACACCAACCTGATCGAACAGCGATACGAGCTCCGATGCTGCGAGCTGCCCCCGGAATGCCTTGTCCGCGAAAGTGTAATCCGTGATGATGCCGGCGTGATAAAGCGAGTCGAGCCGACTGCCAAGAATGCCCCATTCTTCGGTAGTCAACGTCATAGTGGCTACTTGAGGAGTTACCAGGGTCGGAACTGGTAAGCTCCAAGCTCCCTCGTCACCATATGCAGTGTTATGGTCCACGCCGATTCCGTTCACTACGACATCGTTTTTCCATTGGTAGATATTAATGAATTCAGCCCGCTGGTTTCTACTCCATGCGTAGGTCTGCCAGTACTTGTCCGCCACCGAAGCATTGGCTATCGCAATCATCACCTCATATTTGCCGTATACGCCGATCGTGTAACCCGGCGTCGTCTCACGGCAACCTCGAAGGTATTCGATAATCGTCCACATCTCAGAAGGCATAGCGTCGAAGTCCACTGCGAAGTAGATGCAGCTGCCAGGCGGCTGGCCGACTTCGGCTGCCACCGTCAGCGCTGTCGCGCCATCTTCCAGTCCCGCCTCATACCCGCCTTTAGGACGCCCTGCGGTCGTCTCGAAAACTGAGATGATCTTAAGGCCGGCGGCGCTGATCGCCTCTACCTCCGGCCGAGTGAGCGCCTTCCAGGCTCCCTTAGGCACGAGATAGCGCCCAACAAACTCCTGGCCGTCTGCCTTAAATTTTGCCGCCAGCTCGGCGGTCAACGGCGTCGCGCAATCAATTCCTTGTATCATCTTTTTTTCCTCCTGGTGGATTTATTGACTTGATTTGAATTTGGGCGGCCGCAGCCGCCACAATAAACGCGTTGGCAAGCGAGAGGAACCATATCCGCCAATCCCACACCGGCGCGCCAGTGGCGAACTGAGCGGCCAGTAATACGAACCATGCGACCAGTACCGCATATACATCCGTCGGCAGCCCCCAGCGCGCCGTCAAGCGGTCGACTAGCACCTTTGTGTACTGCACGACATAAAAGGTCAATAGAGAAGCCCCGCCGATTGTCAGCAGGGCCGTCCAGGTAAACATTTGTCCGTTGTCCATGATTACTCCTTTCCGTTCTCGAGCCGGTTAAGTCGGTGATGCGCGGACTTAGACGACTCTTCTAGGCGAGCCATTCGCTCGGCAAGTCCGTCGTATCGCTGGCCCTGCAATTTTATTTCTACCCGCATGTCATCGACACCGCGCATAATGTATGCCAAATTTGTCTGCAACGTTGCATCCTGGGCGGCGTTTGTGGCCACGTCCTGCTTGGTCGCCCGGTTGCGGCCGAGCCATCCTAGTGCGATGCCGCTAAGTGTGCCGGCGACCGCTATTATAGCAAGTAAGGTTTGGGTATCCACCTGGCTCTCCGCCTCCTCGAATTAAAAATAACCCCGATCGGCTCGGGGGAGTTTCCTCTAAAAGTATTTGCGATACAGTTCTCGGCGGCGCTCACCACTCAGTTGGGCGTAAATCCGCGTCGTCTCCGACTTGGTATGGCCAAGGAACTCCTGAACCGCTTCCAGAGGAGCGCCATTATTCAGCAGGTGGGTCGCGTAGGAATGACGCAGCTTGTGTGGATAGACGTTGACGGTAATGCCGGCGCGCTTGGCGATCCGCTTGATGACATTCCGAATTTGCGCGATGGACATCCGGTGCGGTGCCCGCTCAGTGACAAAAAGCGCAACGTCTTGGTCCTTCCGGATCCTCAGGTACTTTCGCAGCCAGATCGAGCATTTGGTCGTGAAGTAGACTTCTCGCTCCTTGTCGCCCTTCCCACGAACCACCATGGCCCGTTTTTCCCAGTCCATAGCGTTACGATTTAAACTGGCTATCTCGCCAATCCGGCAGCCGGTCGTATACAGCACTTCCACCAGCGCGTGCTCGAGCGCCGATTGGCACGCCTCGCGCAGCAACTCCACGTCTTCCTCATTTAGTGCCTTCGGTATTCGTCCGCCCTGCTTCGGCTCCTTCAGCTTGGAAGTTGGGTTTGGGTAGACATAACCTTCATCCATGGCCCATCGGAAAAGTGACTTAAGAAAACGGATGCGGTGACCAAGACTAGACGGCTTGAGTCGGGCCGCGTCTTTAGCTAGGTATGCCTTCAACTGCTCGAGCGTAACAGATTTGATATCAACGTCTCCGAAATGGCGGATCAAGAGATTAGACTGTAGTCGGTAGGCTTTCAGTGTAAATGGCGAGTATCCTTCGATTCGCTTCTCGGATTCGTATTGCGACCAGGCTTCGGTGAGTTTCACAGCCTCCTCACCCCGCTCTTGTCAAGCTTCGCGGACATCATTATGTGATAAGCATCAACCATATCGCTGGTTTCAACTGTTTTGCCGAATGCATCGGTTATGCTAACGTATCCATTCGGACGCTTCTGGGAATGTGGCATACGACGTAATGAGAAACCGTAACGCTTGGCGTAGGTACGAACTTTATTCTCCATCGACATAGTACTCTTCCTCCTCAAAAGTTATATAACCAATATAACCTTGGCACAAGCCGTTGTCAATATAGGTTATATAACTTATAATGCTATTGGAGGTGTTTATCGTGGCCGTCGATAAAGATAAAAACGCTCAAATTCTCGTCACCTTCCCGATCGAGATGATTGAGGAGATCGAGAAGTTCTGGCACGGAAACAAGTTAAAGAACCGAAGCGAGGCAATCCGGCAGCTCGTTTCACTTGGATTGCAAAAGGCCCCCCGATCTTAGGAGGGCCTTCTACTTTGCAGAGGGTCTACCGACCAACGAGAATCTTATTCACCTTGTCGCATAGTTCGTCTCGAACCGTAAGGGGTATTCGCTCGTCTTTCGACACATCGATTAGCGTCTGACAAAGTTCCTGTACAACAGGCATCCCGGTAATCGAAAACGTAAGCCCACCAGTTTTCATCGCCTTATCCCCCCATATCCTTCGTAAACTATCGAACTTCGTTACTCGCTTAACACTTCGATCACAAACTCCGTCTCGCGCTCCTCGACTACTTGCCACCATGTGGCGGTTGTGTCGGGGCGGAAGGGGTCTTCGTCGGTTCCGGTGCCGATTTTCGGGCATATTCGCTCCACTAGATCGCCTCCACAATATAGTCATCCCATCGATTCGCGGTATCAGCCGCAGGTGAATAAACCCCATACATCGTTGCGCTTTGATTAAAAGAATCACTCACTGAAGCTACGACAGTTCCGTTTAAAGTGAATACAATAGATGGGCCCACCAAAATGATTACCAGCCGATCGCCATCTGCAGGTACTGTAGGAACAGTAGCTAATGTAGTTGTTACATTGGCAACTCGCTTCACTAGTGTGTAGTTCGACCCTGGTGATGCTAAGATGTATATTTCGTTGGACCCGTCCGTAAATCGCAATAAAATTCTGGGAGATCCGCTTAGAATCGATAGAGTCACACTCACACGAATCGGTCCTGAATAATTCGTCTCAACAACTACACGTCCAAGTGATCCAGCTATATGGTAGAGTTGGTTACTGCTTATCCCCCATGTCCCACTTACTACATTCCATGTCTGACCTGTGTTTGTTCTACCGGGGGAAGAAGCATTATCAGGGCGATTGAACCCATCTTTAACAATAACCCGGTTTGGTGATAACAGCGTCACAAGATGACTCATCTTACACCGCCTTACTGATCAGCTTAATGTCCCGTGCAGCTCCCTGATTAACTGGTGATCCAGCCGTGCCGCTCCTTACTTTGACGTAGCGAACACCGATCCAATTAGCCGGAGTGGCGATGATATAACGACTTGCGGCGGCGATCATCGTCAATTCGATTCCTGCATTGTCGTAGATGTCGTTATACGTCACATTATCGTCCGACACCTGAAACGTCAGGTTCGCCGCCGTCCATCCCGCGGGCATTTCGATGCCGACTAGCGTCTTTTGTCCCAGATCGGCCGCCGCCGATAGGCTTGCTCCATTGGCAATAGTTGCGGTTGTTACTGTCGGTAAACTGCCCGTTAGTTGCATTTTGAGCGAGTCATTCGCTCCGTCCCAAACGTCGTTCAGAATGGTCCGGAGTTGCTTCACAACCGCAATCAGGCTACCATCTCCGGTAGACGCAGCGTCCGTCTTTGCACCTACGAGTGTCTGTATACCTTTGAGTAGCGCGACGACACTGGCGGAGCTGGAACCATCAGAAACGGCTACATCTGCCTTCGCGCCGATCGTGGCGATCTTACCGTCCTCTGCCTGAAAAAGGGGTGCTCCGTCTGATCCCTCAAGCGGCTCGTAATCATCAGCATCAGTATTAAAATACTGCGGGACGGGATTCTTGCCTGTTGCATCTTTTTTAATTGTTTTTGTGCTGTAGGACATTTAGCTCACCTCATTTTCTCAGATTTCAATATCCGGCCGTCTTGAAACGATGTGCGCCTCGACGAGTTCGCGATCCTCGGCCGACAGGTTGTACGAGCCGATGACTGCAGACATCGGCGCTTCACCGGCATCGTAGCGAGTAATGCATGCGTTTCCGATGATACGGATTTTGTACATAGGCATGGCCATAGATTAAGCACCTCCTCCCGCAAACAATTCAGCTAAAGCAAGTTCAACGTCTGCAAGGCGTAGTTCGGCGTCTGCCTTGTACGCTTGTAATTCGTGCAGCTTTTCCGCTGTTGTTTTCAGTTCTTCCAGTTCTTCGGCTGATTTCGGGGTCATATCGAACACAATTTCGCCTGTCCCCAAGTCCACGTTGTAACCGGAGCAAAGACGGAATTCATCCACCTTTTCACCAAAAGACAACTGTATGCACCCAACTGCCTCGGGGTTTTTATTCTGCAAATCGACGTAAAGTTCAAAGTCTTCCTCGGTTGTTGTATCACGCACCGAACCAGACATTTCGCTGGTAGATACAATTACATTCCCCGTGGCTAATTCGTAGTAAACTTTTCTCCCGATCTGTGCCATAGTCCGCTCACCTCCGTTTATGTTGGTATTTGTCCGAATGCAATCCATGTTACCGATTCATTCGCCCGCAGTCCTGTAAACGA